ATCTCACACGGCAGAGCAGGGAGCGAGCCTCGGCACTCTTCTGGCCCTTTCTAATGTCAACGACATAAAGGGAATGCCAGAGAGATTCGGGGCAGGGTTCAAGATGGGCGTCGGCTTCGGTGCGGCGGGGATGATAAACTCTAAGTCAGCACCCATCATCAGCGAGCTCGTGCGGAACTTCGGGTACAGAGCCGCCGGCCTGATAACTGGCGAATGGAAGCCGCCCACGTTGGAAGACGCCAAGCAGGATCTCTTCAACGAGCTCCTCACCTCGTTCTTCCTACGTGAAGGAACGTCCCTCGCCATGGTGCTCCGTGGGCTCGAGCGGGTGAGTGCGGAGGCGGGTCGCAATAAGCTCGGTGGTGCCCCCACACGGGAGCAGTTGGTCGAGTATCTAAAGAAGAACCCCGAGGCGGCCGACAAGCTTGCGGCTGACCCCGATTCTCAAAAGTACAAGGAAACGATGTCTGGTCCCACCCCGGCCAAGGAAGACATCTCGAAGATCGATCAAGCCCTGCGGGACCGTGTTGACCAAGAGTACGTCACCACGCAGTCCATCGAGGCCCGGGAGAAGCAGGAGAAGGACCAGAAGGAAGCGTACCGTGTCATGGGGTTGCCGGGGGCCGAGCCGTCCAGCGGGGACGTGCTCAAGGCAGACAAGTTCCTCCGTGACCGTGCGGCCAAGGAGGCTGAGCCACAGCCGCCTAGGCCCATCGGCATCAACATCGGGACCAACAATAAGGACAAGGTCATCGGCTACGGGACCACCGACCATGCGGCCCTCAAGGCTTCTGGTGTCGAGTACCTCGGTGAGAAGGGCCCCGGGCAGAAGGTGGTCGATGCGTACGACAAGAGCGTGGCCGACATCAATGCATACGAGGGCAGGCCGGCGGGCAAGGCAGAGGTGCCTGACCCCGCCATGCTACAGGACAGGCCCGACCTGACCAAGAGGCCGTCCCACCTCGAAGAGATAATGCCCGTGCGGGGGATCCTTGATGCGGTCATCAAGATAAAGGACACGCATCAGGGCGAGGTGGAAACCGGACAGAGGTTCTTCGAGAGGTCTGGGGGTGGTCTGGTCAACGTCCTCAAGGATGTCTTTTTCGAGCCCATTCAGCGTGGTGGGTCCGAGATCAACCGGACGGTTGGCGACCTCGCTGTCGAGCTCAAGGACAAGATGGAATCCGAGGGCATCAAGAACACCCGGGTCAACACCGAGCGGATCGGTGCGTTCATGACCGCTCGGCAGAAGGGCGGCACCCGGGTTCTGGAGCTGTCGAAGTACGAGCACACGAAGGACGCCGATGGAAAGGCGGTCATCGATATCACCCCGGGCGAGAAGCGGGTCGTGGACTGGATGGATCAGCGACTGCTCCAAGCCTACCACGAGATCAATAATGCCCGTGTCGCATCGGGTCAGGCCGAGATCCCGTGGGCAGAGGACTACTTCACGTTCTGGCATCTTGCCGATGTCATCAACCGGCAGGGGATGAACCTCATCTCGATGCCCATCAAGGAAGTCGAGGCCCAGATCAAGCGGGTCAAGGAGCTGACCGAGAACGAGCTCTCGCAGAGGCAGGCGGCGGCTCGTAGCAAGAGCCGCATGGCGAAGTTCATGTTCACCAAGCGTACGGGCCTACTCGGTCCTGTGGACCTAGACGCCTTCGGTGTCTTCACACGGTACATGCACTCGGCGTACGAGCAGATCTACTTCGCCGAGGCCCAGTCCATCATGAAGAAGATCGTGGACGGGCGGTGGAAGATTGACGGGAAGGAATGGACCATGGAAACGGGCTTCGAGGGTCAGCCCGAAACGGCCCAGAAGTCCCTGAAGACCTCTCTCAGCAACTACATGGGCTTCCTCGCATCTGGGTATCAGGGCGACATGAATGCGGTCCTGTACGATGTCATGAGCAAGCTCAGTCGCAACGCCGCCGTGTCGAAGATCGGGCTCAACACGAAGTCGGTCCTGAATCAGCTCACCTCGAACGTGCACTCCATGGTGGACCTCGGTCCCCGGGTGTGGATGGAAGGACTGGGCGACTACATTGCGGCCAAGATAGAGGGAGGCGAACGGTCCCAAGAGGGCAAGCGTGTCGGCAACCTGTCGAACCGTAGCCGGGAGATCGCACTGGAAGAGTTCCTGAAGAAGCGGCCCCGCACGTCCTTTGGTCGTGGGTACCAGAGAGTCGGAGAGCTCTCGATGAAGCCGCTCCAGTTTATGGATATGGTCACCGCCGAGATCACTTGGCGTGGTGCGTACAAGTCGGCCTACCGTGGCGACTTGGTTGATAAGGGCGTCAAGCGTGGGAACGTACAGTCGGCGGCTGACTATGCCAACGGCGAAGTCACTCGCACTCAGGGTTCCACCCAGAAGTGGGATCTCACTCCGTTCCAAAGAAAGCGGTACGGACGGATCATGGCGACCCTCCAGAACTTCGTCATCAACGAATTCGGCTTTGTCACTCAGGATGTCATGGGCATCCGCAACCCCCAGAGAAGCCCCGAGAACATCAAGAAGGTCATGGGGATGATGCTCGGGGCATTCATTGTCGATTGGATCTACGAGCAGGCGGGCATGACCGGCCCCATGAATATCCTCGGCAACGTGTACGCCCTCGGCAAGGCCGGCGTTGAAGCATCGAAGGAGAAGGGTGCAGATGTCGGGTCCGTGGCCCTCGGTGTCGGTCGTGAGTTCGCCTCGCAGGTGCCGATCGTTGGCCGTGGCTTCAGCTCCGTGTACGGTGGGCAGACCGGGGGGAATATCCTTGGGCCTGCGTGGGACACGCTGTCGAAGGCTCCCGGCGTCTTCCTCGGGAAGAACCGCAAGGCATCCAAGATGATAGAGAGTGCCGGCGGGCTCTTCGGGATCCCCGGTGCCATGCCGTTCAAGCGAGCGGTCGAGGCCCGAGAGAAGGGCGGGAGTGCCGCAGATATGGTCGGTGCGTTTACCCTCGGAATCAAGCCACCCGCAAAGGCGAAGTCTACTACCAGTAGGATGAGCGAATTCAGTCTGGACAAACCCGCCCCAACGTCTAGCCGGCTTAGTCAGTTCGACCACAAGCCGAGCACCAAGCAGACGAGCAGGATGGAAGAGTTCAAGTAAGGTGAATAAATGATTACTCAAACTAGGCTAAAGGCCGGCATCGGACTGGCCGTCATGGGGTTCATCCTCGCAGTGCTTAAGCACTTCCTGAAGGACATCCCCACTATCGAGGCGTACCTATTCCTCGGCGGCCTGTACGGTACCTACGTCACCGGGAAGACTAGCACCAACAACAAGGAGGCCGACGTTGCCCTTTCTAAGCAAGATATTTAAGACGCCACTGACCACCCCGTGGATCGTGGCGTTGGTGTTCGCCGTGGTGGCGGGCATCGCATCCTACAGGGCCTGCGAAACGCTCCCCTACGAGTTGCGTCTGGCCGATGCCAAGTACCAAGAGTACAGGGCCCTGTCCATCGCAGACCACAGGGCCTCCGACGCAATCATCGTGGGACTGCGGGCCGACATTGTCGCCAAGGTTACAGAAAACGTAACCTTGCAGGGCACAGTCGTGACCCAATTAGGTACGATAGCCACGCTGAATCAGACGATTAGCGGACTACTGGCAGACGAACCACCGGCCACCCCCGAGGAGGAGGCCCTGCCCATCGTCATCAACCTGCGGGCACAGGTGAAGGCCCTGCGTGAGGGGTTCAGCCTCGCCCAAGATACGATAGAGAAGCAGAGTAAGGTCATACTCAACCTTGAGTCAGTGGTGGTGTCCCAAGAGGGAATCATCAAAGAGTGGACAGCCAAATTCAACCGGGAGCAGGCCCTGAGGTTGTCCAGCGAAAGCCTGAATGCCAAGTACAAGAAGACCCTGTCCCACAAGAACGCCGTGGGCACGTTCAAGAACGTGGTCATCGGTTGCCTCGTGGTCGGGACTGTATCTGGGCTGGTGAAGTAATGACAAAGGACGGATTGGAAAGCAAAGTATCCATCAAAGATTACATTGACGCCCGCCTTGCGGCCATCTCCACGGCTGTGGACAAGGCCGAGGCCACTCTGGCTGTCCGTCTGGCGGGGATGAACGAGTTCAGGGAACAACTGAAGGACCAAGCGTCCCGCTTCATCACCCGGGACGAGGCGTGTGCTATCTTCAAGCCGGCCCTAGAGGACATCAGAGAGTTGCGGGACTTCGTGGCTACCCACCGGGGCAAGGCGTCCCAGTCCTCGGTCCTCTTTCTGGGGGCCCTGTCCATCAGCGGGTTCCTCTTGGCGTTGCTTGGCATCTACCTGAGAATCTCCGGTAAGTAATGGACGTAACAAAAGACGAACTGGCACAAGCACTCTCCGACTGGAGGGCCGCTAATTGGGGCGAGCTGAACAGGTGTCTAGCTACGGCGATAGAAATCCGTGACACGTCAGACGAACCCCGGGACCGTAACGAGGCCAACAAGACGATACTCCGAATGCTCGGAGCGTTGTCCACTCGGCCCTCGGACTCAGCCTCGCCACCGGATACGACCAAGGGCGTTGGTCGTGTGACCAAAGACACCGTCATGTCGCAGGCTGAGATCTCGGACATAGAAGCCCTGATCAAAGCCTAATGATAACACAAAAAGCACTGCGAGAGGCCTGCCTGAAGGACTTCTTTACCTTCGTGCGGGCAGTCAACCCGCCCCCCAAGAGTGCCGCACCAGTCAGCCGCATCATCCACCGACGACTGTGCGACGCCTTCCAAGCCTGCGAGGACAACCGCATCGCCATCACCATGCCCCGTGACTGGCTGAAGTCCACCATCTTCACGTGCTGGGGCCCAATCTGGTTGTACCTCAAGGACCACGAGGAGAGGATACTGATAGCCTGCGAGAACGTCAGCTTGGCTGGCCGCTTCCTGAAGAAGATAGAACGGCAGATCCTGTCGAACCACAACCTAAGGGGCATCTTCCCAGAACTGCAAGCCGTGGACAAGGCCTACACCAAGAGCAACGAGAACCAGTGGTCGGCCTCGGAGTGCCTGCTCCCACGTGTTGGGAACTACACCGAGCCTACGTTCACGGCCATCGGTGTTGGTGGTGCCGCCCAGTCGGGCCACTACACGACCATCCTTATCGACGACTTGGTCGGCAAGAAGGCCGCCGAGTCTGCCCTCGTCCTTGAGTCAACGTGGCGGTGGATCGACAACGTGAACGAGCTCTTGGTTCAGCCGTTCCGTGAGATGCCCCACCCGTCCAAGATATTTATCATCGGCACGTTCTGGTTCCCGGGCGACTTCCTATGCTACGTGCAGGAGAAGTACAAGGACTACCACTACTACATCACACCGTGCCGGCGACAGGTGCATGATGTTGACGACGGACCCAAGATAACGTGGGTGCAGAACCCCACCGTGGAACCCGACGAGTCCAATTGGCCCGAGCAGTTCCCCACTGCGTACTACGTCGAGATGCTTCAGAACCCAGAGAAGGAGCTCATCTACTGGGCACAGCACATGAATATGCCCCGCAAGTCTGGGGCCTTCGTGAAGTTCGACGTCAAGTGGCTACGGTACTACCACCTAGAGAAGGAAGGAGCCATCGAGTACATCGTCTTTGAGAGAGAAGACGGGACGGAGATGGACCGCATACCAGAGCGGAGCATCCTGTGGCGGGGCATCTTTGACCCCGGTGGCTTCAGCCCCGAGAAGATAAAGCTGACCAAGGGATCGAGCCGCAACGCCGCACTCATCGGCGGACAGCAGACAGGCTCGGAAAGAAAGATTGTCCGAGGCATATGGGTGGAGAGATTCCGTGAGCCAGACAGGATGCTTAAGGCCCTGTTCAAGCTCCACCAAGAGATACGACCCATTATGTGGCGGCAGGAGATATACGGACAGCAGAGGTACATCCTCGAGGACGTGAAGAAGTACAGCAGGACTGAGGGTATCCCGATAACAATCGTGGAGCTCGAGTCCGACATGACCAAGGACCAGAAGGACCTTGCGATACAGGCGTTGATAAACCCGATGGCAAACGGGGAGCTGTGGATTCAGCGTAATATGTTCCCGCTGATAGCAGAGGTTCAGACCTACCCCAACGGGGTAACCAAGGACCTTCTCGACTGCCTAGCCCAGCTCATGAAGCACTACTGGAAGCGTGGTGTCAGGGAGGACTGCTCCCACCTCAACAGGAAGAACTGGGGCGACGCCACCGACTCTGGGCCCACAGCCAACTCCATGGGCTACTAATGAACCGTTTGACGGTATCGTGTGCAAATAAAAAAGCCCCCCGGGGAGGGGAGGTAGCCACCCCGGGAGGCCTGCCGAATATGTGGGCGAGGAGGGTTACCTACGCTTCGTCGTCGTTGTTGGGGCACTCCCTAGCCACGAACTCCACGAACTTGTCTAGCCCATTGATCCGGTGAACGAGGGAGATTTCCCGGAAACTTAGCCACCACCCGTGGCCTTTTTCGCTGTGTCCAGCCAGATCGTGGAGCACTCCCTCGAAGAAGAACTCGATTCCAATCTCTGGGTTTTCGATGACCTTGACCATTCCAAGAGAGTACGGAGAAGGTCCGCAGAGTTCTTTGCTGTCGTACCTGCCATCGGGTTCGTAGCGAACCACATCACCGAGCATCACATCTTCTCCGCTCTTGTACACGGGTAACCCCGAGGCCAGTGGGGCAGACGGGGTTCCGTCGTCCTTGACGATCCGGCCCTCGCAGAGCAGTTCCAGCTGTTTCTCTGGAATGTTCCAACAATGCCCGTCCTTCCCGGCGGAGGGGTACCCGTCGTGACCACCCACGTTATCGAAGAACTGCACCATAGCCATCGGGAGCACAGACGAGAACACGTGGCGGACGAACCCGATCTTGCCCTTGACCGCCCCGTTTCCATCCCACGGAAACGCACATCTGACCACCTGACCGATATTCACGTTTGTCATTCTCGGGCCCTCCTACGGCCCTGCCATCTTCCTAAGTATAACATAAAACTATGACCCTGTCAAGCCCTATATCCCGTGGCGTTTCAACAGCTTGTCTTCCTCCATCTCCTCGTCTGTCCCCTCGGATACTGCGAGTTGCTTTCTGTAGATTTCAGTCGGGGTGCCGAAGCTCTTGCCCGCCATCTCCATGAGTGCGAGCGACACCTCCTCAACGATAGCCTTATGCACCTCGATGAGGTCGTAGATGAACATGGCGGCACCGGTCTTCTTGTTGGGGACTACACGTGGGTGCCAGTGGATGGTGCCGTCATCCTGCTCCGTGAACAGGGCGAGGGCAATGCCCGGTCCCTTCTGGAACACGTACACCCCGTACTTGCCCTTCTCTGTGGGGTAGTAGACCCTCTTGCCCTCGGGGTACTTGTTGAGGAAGGTGACGCAGGCCGGCAGGCCCTTCTTCCCCTTTGCGATTGATCGTCTTGTCTTCATCGTATCTCCTCTACCTTTACCGGTATCACGCCGTGCCACACGGCCTTGAGTCTGAGGGCCACGGCCCGGGATAAGTCCCAGTCCCGCCCCTCGATGTACGGGCCCCGGTCGTTGACGATGGCTATGCAGGACAGGCCCGTCCTCATCGACGTGATGCGAACAAACGTCCCGAGCTTCATCGTCCTGTTTGCCACCGAATATCCACCCATGTCGTAGACCGTGCCGTCCGCAGTCTTGCGTCCATGAAAAGGAACCCCGTACCAGCTCGCCCACCCGTACATTGCGAGTGCATCAACTCTCCGAGTACTCTTTGTCAGCTCGGTGGCTACCACGGACGTCGTCGTTGCGTGATCATGGGACTTAATGTTTATCGCAATGACGGCTAGGATGACGGCCAGAGCTACCGCTCCGATGCCGGGGTCCCTTGGGCGATCGCTCACGCCGTGCTCCGATACAACACGCGCTGCGTGCACTTCTCTTTCCCCTTCTTGAACTGGACCTTGGTGGCCTTGCAGTAGAGTCGCATCTCCGGAGGGGTCGCCGCCCAGACGGGGTCGGGGTTGGTGCCGCCCCACGTTGCGAAGACACAGGGGTGCCGTTCCTCTGGGGGAGCAATCTCTAGGCTCATGATGTCTTCACCCCGTCCTTGTCCGTGATGCCGAGGCTTTGGAACAACTCCTTCTGCTCCTTCTCGAACTTCTTGGCTACGTACTTCCAAGAGTCCCCTCGAATGTCAGCATCTCCCACTCTTCCCTGTCGTGCCAAATCCAGATCTGCTTTCTCGTTCCCGCTGGTACTGGGAACTCCCGTATCGCATCCCGCACCGCCTTCGGACACTTGTTTGACTTCACCTGCACCAACAGCACACCCCATCTGGGATGTAAGGCCATCACATCGAACAACCCGAAGAAGTCCAGTCGATTGAACTTCGTCCTGCGTGGTCGCTCTGTCAACCACCCGTGGCTCCGTAGTTCCAGCTCGCACCTCTTCTCGTTCCTGTTCCCCTTGGACACTGTGTTCATGTTGCTCCTCTATGATAGCGTAGTCTTCCCTGAATTCTCTCTGCGTGGCGTAGCGTACCTCTCCGCCCGAGAGGTCTTCCAATATCCAGTCGCCGTCGGCCATGATGTGCGGGCCATTGTACGTCTGGAGGTGAGGAAGGATGATGCCCATCGCAGTGGACGCTTGGTGGATTCCGTAGGGCCACGGCTTCCTCGAAGCGAAGAACTGGGAGGCCCTGTAGATTGCCGGCTTACGCATGATGATCATGTCTTCTCCTTTTCTAGGCTATGACGTAGCCAATTGGTGTAGGTGGCCGCCTTCTGAAGGCAGGCGTCGGGAGTTCCCTTGTACATGAACCGCATCATGTACTTGATGGCGTTGCCCCACAGAAATCCTTGGAACGGGGTCAGCCCCTTGGGCATCATGCCATCGATGACATCAATGACTTCCCACCTGCCCTCGGTGTAGTGGGGAACATCCCGGCGTACCGCCCCCTTCTCTCCTTGGGCTATCCTGGTTCCCGTAACCTCAACAAGTTCTCCCCACCTCTTCTCCCAGTCTATCGCCGGCTTTTCGCTCGAAAAAACCGGAGAGGAATTTTTAGGCATAATGGGGCCCATGGCTACTCCCTTGAATGTGCCCGTCACGACTTGTGTCCTCTCAAACTCCCGGGCTTGTGGAATGATTCCTTGACGTTGGACGGCAGGCGATTGTAGGCCTCCTGCCGGGCGGCTAGGTTTCCTTCCTCTAGGGACGGACCCCGGTGCCTCGGCTTGGCCCTTGCGGCCACGAATTCGTCGTTGTCGGTCTTCATTGTTTCTCCTTCTTTCTCTTTTTTAATGGGGGGACGCTTTCTCCGTCCCACTCGTCCGGCTCTTCCTCATCGTGGTCGATGTACTTCCACTCACGCTCTGGGTCGGGGACGTACTCTTCGATTGTTTCGACCCCGTAGTCGATCCAGTTCAGAATCACCCGCAGTTCGTGGACGACCTCACCAATGTCTGAATCGTCGGGAAGGCTGATATTTAGCGTTTTCCCGTAGGCCTGAACCTTGATTTTTATGTCCCGGTCACGTTCAAATCGTGTGTCTTTCACTTCTCCACCTCAACGCCGATTTCGCGGAGAAACGGTATCGCCGCCTCGATGACGTTTTCTTCTACGTTTCCTTGCGCCTCCGCCCCTTCGTAAACTGCTCCCGTGAAACGAGCCACCCAATCCCTCGTCACAGCATTGGCTGCTGGCGGGGCGGGCGGGGCGAGACGGGAGCGGAGATAAGTGAGGGCTTCCCGTTCCATCGTGTAGTCCTCGGTAGATTCGTGGTCGAACCAATGGGCCGTGGCCCGAGAGATAATCTCCAACGCCCGCTCGTCTGCATCGGTCAACGCCCCCGCCGCTTCGAGGATGCGATGAATTACGGACGCCGCCTCTTTATGCTGGCAGGTCTTTACTTGAATGCACCCGGCACAGTTCTCCTCCTCGGAACAAGCAAGCCTAAGTTCTTTCCACGCCTCGTTGATGTTCAAGTTGCCTCCAATGTTGCGGGGTCAATCCCGAGACGTTTCATTTTCAGATGAAAGTTCAGGTGATACCCGGTTGTGCAGACAAGAAGATTGCGGTTCCTGTTGTCCTGTCGATTCCCGTTGATGTGGTGAACCCGCTCATTCTTTTTTAGTTTTCTTCCAATGGCCTTCTCGACAATTAGTTTATGTTCGTAGGGATATTTTCGGATGCCCGAAAGAACCCGCACATATCCATCGTGGTCAACGTATCTCCCGCCCCTCCATGTCCCGCTTGCCTTCCCGGGCCGACCGATGTGCAGATATTTCCCAATGGGCCGACGAGGTATTTGGTGTTTTCTCATATAGCGGAGAACAGCATCTTCGCTGATTCCGAATCTCTCGCCAACCTCCCGGCAAGAAAGGCCGGATTCATAGAGGGCCGCTATCGCCGCCGCGAATGGGTTGGTCATTTCTCCTCCTTGAGGTCAAAGATTAATTGCTGGACGCCGCTCTTGAACTCATCGAATCGCTCTTGAGTGGCTTCGTAGTCCTCCTTCTGTCAATGGCTCTAGACTGATAATTTGCTACGCCTGTAGAATGGTTCCAGCCGCTCCAGAACGGGGACAAGGCAGACGACATCTTCCTCACAATGAGTATCGATGTAATCGAGGCTCGGCTGATGGCCGCAGGCCGACTTGATCCAGATCTCCCCGACCAAGGGGTGCGATTTAGCCGGGATGCCGAGGGTTTCGCAGACGACCTGCAACCGGTGCGAGTGCAGGCTCATCTTGTTTTTGGCGAGGTCGTAAAGGTCGATGACCTGCAACTCCCCGTAGGTCGGGAAGTCGATGCCGTGGATCATCGCCCTCGTCCTCACGAAGGGGAAGTCGTGACGCCTGTCCTTGCAGTAGAAGCCCACGAGGTGGGTGAACCGACGCAGGACTACCACCAGTTCTCTGATGAGGTCACGGTCAAACGTGAACGAGGTGATTTCCTTGCTGGTCAGGGTTCTCCCGTACATCTTGTTGTTGTGGGCGTCGAACACCTTAAAAGAAATCATATAGCCCAGATTCGCCTTCAGGTGGGTCGACTCGATGTCGAAGTACCCGATGGTACGCTTCCCCGGCTCACCCTCGGGGCTCTCGGACACGAGGCACTGCTGGTGGTCGAGGTACGTGTGGGAGTGCCGGCACCGGTGCGTTGCCAACCACTCCAGCTCTGTTTTGGTAGCCTTCTTGACGTTGATCATTGTTTTTCCTCAGTATTTTTTCGGTGTAAACAAACTTGGTTTTGGTTTCCCGTTCTCGGTTCCGTTTATCGAATCGTATGTTTCCATGGTCATCCAGTCGTGGCTCGACTCGAACCGATGCCCCTTGTAGATGGAGAACGGACGGACAAGGCCATTCGGGTTCCTGAGCGGATCGACGAAGGACTTGGCCTTGGTGATACGGGCGAACCCCTTGCACAGCCCCTTGCTGTAGGACATCGTCATGTACATACGGGGCTTCTCCATGCCGAGGTCGCCGCCACGTCCAAGCTCCTTGCCCCACCCCTTCTGTAGGGCCACTACGGCTAGGCCGGTGCCCCCGAGCTTGTCGTGGATTTCGCTCATTCGTTTTCCGACTAGGTAGAAGTCATCGGTGACCTCTAGGAAGTCCACGATGCTGATGTGATTCTTCTTGATGACATCTTGGAAGTGGGCACTCCGCTCGTAGGTATGCCATTTCCACTTGATATCCGGATAGTCGGTCAGGTACAGATCCCGCCGCATCCTGAGCTCCGATGGGCCCATCTCCGAGGTGTAGTAGTCGATGTCGTGCTTGTCCATGTTCATCCTGACGCACTCGAGCAGGAAGGCCGTCTTGCCCACGTTGGGCTCCCCGGCAATAACCACGATGTTCCCCGGGTACAGGCGGACGAGCTCGTGCAGTCCGAGCGGCAGATTGAAGTCCACCGGGGTGGGTACAACTGCGTCGAGATCCATGTCGGCAAGGGCCATGTCTGGCTTGCGGTACCCGCCGTACCTGCCGGTGGAGCCACGGACGAGCTCGCCGGATTCGACCATCCTGCGAACCATCTGCCTGACGCTATCCTTGGACGCCTTGTCTTCCCGAATGCACAGGTCGGCGTATATCGATTCAACGGGGAAGACCCCCGAAGCTTGGGTTATCCAGTCCCTAAGCTCGTCGGCCAGCGTCTTGGCCCCCGCCGGCACGTGCTTCAGGGCAGACTCGCATATGGTGCCGACCTCATCATCGGTCAGCGGAGGGGTGCAGGCCAACCCTATTGGGACGCAGGCCGTCATCAGTTCGCCCTTGGTCTTTATGCCCCCCTTTACCATGCTGATGGCAAAGTGGTAGACCGTATCGTTCCTGCACCCCTCCTTCAGGTGCTCTGGGGTAACAACCCTGACCAAGGGCTTGAGCGTGTTGTCCAGGGGTGCTTCCCCGTTCTGACCCTTGAGTGCCTTTATCAGGAGCGGCGGCATATCCTCAAGGTCAACCATGCCAAGGCCGAGGCCTTCCAACCATTCGTAGTGACCGAGCTCGCCCTCGCTCGGCGGGGCAACGACGAAGCCGCCGTCACCCCTGACATCGACGCCATCAATTGCCCTGACCTTGTTGGACAAGCCCGGGACGTACTTGAAGTACAGGTGCCGCCCACCCTTCTGCGTCTTCGCGGTCGGGGTTACCATGAGCGGTGGCATATACTTCGATATCGCCCCGAGCCCCGCATCGGTGTCGATGTCAACCACCGTGATGCCGCTGACCTTGCCGGTTATAATCCCCACGTTTGCATCGGGGAACTGCGTGAACCATTCCATGACTTCCATCTCTTCGGGCAGGGCAACTTGGTAGTCCTGCCATTTGATCATCGGTACCTTCGCACGGGGCTTGATGGGAATGACGGAGAAGTCAAACATAATCCGGTAGCCAAGTGCGGCCTGTTTAGCCAATCCCGGCTCAATCATACCATCCTCCTCTTGTCACTTTCGAGTGAGCCAAGGAACGAGGGGCTTCCCCGAAGTGACGTCAGCAGAGCGAGAAAGTGACCTCTTATGTCCTCACTGACGCCACGTAAGTGGTGCAAATCTGTCACTCCCGTTGTCACTCGCTGTTTTTCGCATGGATTGTCGTAGGCTATATAATAATGACTCATGAGTCTTATCTTTTCTTCTCTTCTCTTTGGGGGATAGGGATTATCAAGGGGAAGGGGGGGCATGAGGCTCATCATTTGCCCCGTCCTTGTTCAAAAACTTGCGTTTTTACTGCTTGAGCACCAACGTGGGGGCCCACCCCCTTACCACCACACGGGGGAAGGGCCGTTCGCCCCGCCACGGCCCGCGCAGGGGCCTTCCTTGCCATTCCCACACGTAAGTAGTAGAGTGCCTTTCGCTCGGAACAAACCCAACACTGCACTTCCCGGCTGAAATCGATGTTCCCGGTCAGTTCCTTTCCGCAACAAAAGCACTTGCCGGTGTTCTTTTTCATGCGTTTGCACCCTTCTCGTCCCGAGCCTCCATGTACTGCGGGCAGAACGTGTTGCACGGGCAGTACTCTTCGCACCTGATGGAGTCCTTCCACCGCTCATCAGCCGAGCACGGGCGGGCCTTGGCGATGTCGTCCTGAGCCACGAGGTGTTCACGCAGGTTCTCCCTCAGCTCGCTCTCTATGACCTTGTCATCCGTGAACGGGACGCTGAACCTGACGATTGGGGTAACGCCCTTGTCCGAGGATAGCTTCCTGTTCCAGTCCTTGACCAGTGCGACCAACTGCATTCCCATGCAGACCGGGAAGGCGAAGTACCGATAGAGGTTGACCTGAGTCCCGTAGTGGGAGCTCTTCCAGTCGCCCTTCATCAGGTAGGCAACGTCCCAGTAGTACTTGAGCGTCTTGTAGTCGGTGAGCATCCCGCTCGGGTGATGGTACTGGTCGGGCGTTCCGTGGACGCAGACGTCAACGCCGTCCACCAGGAAGAGCTCCTCGAAGTGATTCATTTTTTCAAATGTGTACTCCTTGTCCTTGCGGTCATATGCCGCCATCCTCTCCCGCTGGGCCTCGATCATGGAGTGCCACGATGTTCCGAAGGTCTGCCAGACGAGCCTCATCGGGTCAACCCAGTAGTCGTGCTTTCGCTCGAGGGCCAGAACCTGCGGTGGCTTGTAGGACTCCGTAACGCTGAACCGATTCCTTGTAACCTTGCGAGAATTTTCAAGCAGGGCGAATAGAATCGGTACCTCCACGCAGGGCGTGGGGCATTTTACACACGCCCCAAGCCCCACGCTCGTCAAGTTGAGTGGGCACAAAAATCCTGCTAGGGGCATTACTTCAGCCCCTTCATCGTTTCAAAGATCTTGAAGGCGATGGACTGCAACGCATCTCCGGCGGCCTCCACGGATACGATGTCCTTGGAAGCGATCAGGGCGACGACAACGTCCTTGGAGTATGACATCGAGAAGGACGCCTGCTTGGCCGCCTCGACCTCGGCCGGGGGGTACGCCTTGTAGCCTCCGCCACCGGACTTCCCGCCCCAAGCGGGCTTCGATTCGCTGGGGGACAGGGGCTTGGGCTTGGGAGCCTCGCCGCCCTCTGCGGGGGCCAACCACGTTGCCGCACCGATGTTTTTGAAGCCCTTGTTTTCGTAGATCTCCAAGGAAACTTCCTGACCCTCGACGACCCCGGCCAGAACGCCACGGGTTGCATCGTCCATTCGGTCGCTGTTCGTGAACGCCGAGTACCACGAGCCCCCGACCTTGAGTGCGACCCGGTCGCCCTCTCTCTTCACCTGTTGTACTTGACCTGATAACATTGTGTCCTCCTTGACACTCTTAGAGTGGATTTTGGTTATGCTCAGGGCTCTCAGGTTGAGAATCTTTTGAGCTTGTTCCCAAGTGACTGCCATCGACTATCTCCTTTCCCATGTCATAGATAGAAGACATGAAGATGATCTTGGCCTCCGAGGCCCGTATGGGGCTCCCGCTGAACGGGTTTCCCCCCATCTTTTCGACGATTTGCTTTGCAAGTGTGTACGCATCGTTTCTTGTCACTGGTCACCTCCCTTCGGGCTTGCGTTTCCCGACTGAACACATATTGTACCACAAATCTGCGACCTCGTCAAGGGCTTTCCTGCGGCGAGGTTCACGAACTGGAGCTCTATCTCGCAGGACGGGCATTCGCCCACCCACCGGGGAGGCGAGGTCGACCCGGCCCCGGGCCAAGATCCCTCGAAGGGGGAGCCGCAGAGCGGGCAGTAGATGCAGATGTGCTTCTTGATGGGCATCTTACCACCCCAACAACTTGACGATTGCCACCCAGAACACGAGGCACGCACCGACCACGAGTGACCACACTATGAAGTGGCAGGCCCCCATCCCCACGTATTTCCAGTTGACTTTTCTCATGTCACTCCCCCTTTTTCCAACCGTAGAAGCAGTCGTCGCAGAGTGTTCTCACCCACGATCCGTCACGGAGCTCCCCCGGCTTCCCGCAGTCCTCGCAGGTTTTTGCACTCTCGTCCTCGGCATCGTCGATGATGTCATACAGGGCATCTGGGGCACTCTCGATATAAAACCGGAGGGTTCCGTACTTCTCCTTGACCTGCGTGGCGATGGTCTGCGTCCCATTCAACTTGTCGAACTCGGTGATCTTGGCAGACAACCTGTCGAGCAACGATGCCCAGCCATCCCCGCACTCGAAGCCCCGGCACATGCAAGTTTGAGTCATCGGCAAATTGTATCCTTGGTACAACTTCGGGTAGCGTCCGAGGAGATACTGAGAATTGGCTTCGTTCATCACTGCACTCCTTCCCGAGATACAAGATAGTCGATAATCCCCGTGTTCGAGATGTTCATCAGTCCCTCTCCTCAAGCTCCGCAAGGATAACCCTATCCCACCGGGCCAAGGCCCGAATTCGTGCCGCCTTCCACCTGGCGTTCCCGCTCCACTTCAGGGCGACCACGGAGTGGACGTTCTTGTTTATGCCGGGGACGGGGTTCTCCGAGAGCCATGCGTCCGCATAGCCGGTGCATGATATCCCGGCGACAACCCACCACGGGCAGGCGTTGCATCCACCGCTAGCCCACCGGCAAAGCGGACAGGCGGATGAGAAGCGGCTCTCTGACCTGTACTGCTTGAGCATTTCCTTGATGCCCCTCCTCATGGCGTGGAGCTCGTCGTCGGTAAGACCCCCCAAGCGAATCTTGTAACCAGCTCCCATTCTTTTCATCTCAGTTCCTCCTTGCGTATCCTGTCGTCCTCGTCCATCTCGGTGAAGTCGAGGCCCATCAGCATCTCGTTGGTCATGGACTCGATCTCAAAGATGTCCCGTGATAGGGAAGACAGCCCCACCTCCGTGAAACACCCGAATAGAAGCAGGTTGTCAAGGCTGTTCGCCGTGCTCTCGAGCTTGTTCTTCGCCCGTGTTATTTCGTCCCGGTTGGCCTTGGTGAGGTCGTAGCTCCTGCTCATCTTGAACTCCTATATCTCAGACTCTGGCAATCGTGCCAGTACCTCTCGTCGTCGTCCATGTCTGCCAGCTCCGCTCCGCACGGCTCCATGTCCACCCGGCCATTCGCATTTCTGAGGCCAAGAAGGGGCTCGTAGTTGAACACCCTCTCTGTGCCGGGCGTTTCGTCGTACTTGTTCTTTCTCAGGTCAATGATGCTCATGTTATGCCTCCTCTGGAATTTCGGGTTCTTCGTCCTCTGCGACCTGCTGGTCGTAGCACTTGACGCAGAGATCTAATCCATCAGTCGCCTCTAAGATGACGCATCCGCAGATGTCGCAGTGGGCGTTGTTGTCCCGGCCATCGCCCATGAGCGATTCCTTGGATTCGTGATACTCATAGTAGTCTTCGTTGTTGTTCACTTGAGTCCCTCCTTGCAGGCCTCGACGATGTCCTTGAGATTACCCACCATGCAGTCGTCAACGTCACGCTCGAGGATAACCCC